ATGAAAAAGAGGATCAAAAATCAGAGTAAAGGATTTGTTCAAATTGTTTTATTAGCAATTATTGTTATAGCTTTGCTTGGGTATTTTAATATAGATTTACGAACTTTTTTTGAACACCCAATCGTTCAAAAGATTTGGAATATATTTGTAGTAGCGTACACATCGTACATAAAGCCACTTATTATATATCTCTGGACTAGTTTTAGTGGACTCGGGAAGTAAGAGGTGAATCTAGGTTAATATAGCTTCCTGCACTACTTTTGATATTTACGTCGCAAAAGATATATTGTGCGACATATACTAGATACACCTCCCCTATATAAAACAGCATGTAGAGAGGGTCGCTTTCTTTTTTAAAAAAGCGAGTTGGTTAATGTTCCCTGTTTAAAAACATTCGATCGGCCGATCTATATTTGAGGCGGTACTACGCGTTTACCGAAAGGTTTTAGTGGTAGCGTCTTGAACGAAGCGTAAAACTTGCGTGGTTTTTTCGTCTGGTCGACTTTATGGTCGTGGTTTTCCCCCAGACCCCCTTTCCTTTTTTATAAAGGAACCCAGCCATACCTCTACCTATCTGAAATTCTCTATCCACAGAGTTATCAACAATTATTCACTCTCTACTCATAAAACATTCCAAAATGCCTTTAAAAGGAAAAAAGAAAAGAATTGTCGTGAACAAAAAGTGCTCGTGCCAAGGTTGGTACTTTGGTTGTACTTTCTGTAAAGACGAATTTGATAACCCTTGTGATCTTGATAAGCATATCCGTAAAGAGCATCGCAATATATGAAAGCAATGAGAAAACAACACAAATACATTTTGCAGAGTATTGCCATTGCGACAGTGATCTTGCTCATCTCGCTTGTTGTGAATGTCTTCCCTGTTTATGCACAAACATTGCCGTCAGATACCAAGACTATACAAATAGAGGTACAAGGAACTGCTAATACCGTCTTAGTGAATACAACGACTGCAAAAACGATTTTAGGGGTAGCGATACAACAGCAAAATATTGCATCTGATACAGACCTAAGATGTGGTACTACAGTACTTGCACGGAATTATGCTACTAATTTTTCTTATGTCCCAATAAATTATATTTGCTTTAGTACGATTAACATTCAAAAAACTGGGAATGATAAAGCATCTGTTGTTGTGAATTATGTTGAGCGCGATACCAGTACCACGCTCGACCCTCTTAGCGATCTTACCGCTACCGTTGTTAGTACCTCAACAAGTCCCCTTTTTGTACAGGACGCGGGCAACCTTTCATTCCTTTTGACGATTTTAATTTCCCTCATGTTCCTCATGGTCGTCGGGTTTGTGTATAACAACATGACTAATAAAAAACCATGGCACTAATTTTCATTTATTACGCACTGTTTGTTTTCTTTGCCCTTGGCTTCGGTATCCTGCTTTTTAAGTTTGTTGATATGGGCTTTAAGTTCATCTCGGACATTATCAAAAATATCATATGATCACTCAAGACACAATTCTTTTGGCTGTATGGGCTCCCCTCGTTGCACTTTTTGTATACATGATTATTAAGCTTCTCTCTCGTTTTAAGTGGTAAGTCCTACGCTGTCTCCCCTATCCCATGTTGGATTAAGGTGAGAGACAGCGTAGGGCCTATCACGAGCGCGCAAGCGCACGAGAGAGGTCTTGCAAAGGGCGGAGATTAGCCACGCTCGGTGTGGCGTATAAATATATACCTTTATGAAAATATCAGGCAGAGCTCGTTGGTTTAAAAACCACAACCGCAGAGCGCACAGTATATCGCGCGCTTTTTCGCCTTGGGCGAAAAAGGGCAACCGTCGCCATTTTCTCAAGGTTTGGTAATTCATCATGCCAGCACTCGACGCATCAAGTACCGCAGTTTTCGCGGCAACAGGTCTTAATGCAAGCACAATTTACAGCGTGTTTGTGTCTTTGATTGGTACCGCCGTATCATTCGGGCTTTGGTTGATCCAAGTTTCTTGGCCATACCTTTTGGTCATCGGCTTCATCGCCCTCATGTGGAAACTTGCCCACAAGTTTACCGGCTTCGGTCGCTAAACAAACAAAAAGCCCCCCAATATGGGAGGCGTTTCGGATCGGATTCACAGTTCAAGTATATGCCCAACAAAACAAAATTACAACCCGCAAAACGCGAACGCAAAAAGAAAGCGCAAGTATTGCGTGGGTTTGTTCCCAGATACAAGCGACACACGATATGAAAAAATTTCCATTTGCTAAAAAATTATCTAGGTTGATAAATCCAATGTCTCAAAAAGAAATGGATATATACGGATTTCAAAACAAAATTAAAAATCAGATTTCATTAAAGAGAAAATTGAAAAAGAGAATATAAAAATGAAAAAGATTTTTCTCATCATCATTGCGTTTTTCATTGCTCCGCAGATCTCCTTTGCGGATACTTTGGCGCAGAGCTTCACGACCGCAATCAATGGCGGGTACACGATAAATTACGCACGAAGTACTGTTGATGGCATGAGTGCATCAACGACTGATCAATTCTTGAATTTCATGGGTGGGCAGTCATGGATAGCGACATCAACATACCACCTATCAAGCGTATCCGTTGGCTTGTTTTCATATTCCAGCCAACCGATTGATGGGTATTTGCGCTTAAATTTGTATGAAGCTCCGACAACCAATGGAAGTGGTCAGATGACATCATTCGGAACAGTACTTGCTACCTCAACATCACTCTTGGCTTCAAGTATTCCAATATCAAATTCGTACCCCGTTACGATGACAAATTTTGTCATTCCTTATGGGTTCAATGTTATCGTAGGACATACATATTTCTGGGGAATTACGCATGTGCTCGGAAGCAACACAGCGAACGCATATTTGCAATTCGGATGGCAGTATTCCTATTATGGAACGACAGGCACAGGCGGTACGAATGTGTGGCACGCATATGCAAACGAGCTCCCCTATACAGGCGGAGGCGAGTTGTATTTTCAAACATACATGAGTTCGTCCGCTCCCGATTCTTTGACGCTCACCGCTCCATACCCTCAAACTTACATTCAAAATCCGATCACATTCATTGGCTCATATCATGCGGAGTCTTTGTGTTACAAGGAGATCACAGTCGAGGTGCAAAGCATTACACAGGCGCAGACACTCAACATCACCCCATTCTCTTTCAATAGTTGCCCCGCAAATCCCGATCAAACATTTTCTTTTGACCGCACACTCCCCTATGTCGGACAATATCGAGCACGCGTGAAGTTGACCGCATTTGACAACACACAATCGCTCCCATGGAGCCCGTGGCATGAGTTTGACCTCGGGCAGATAAGCCAAGGCGCGCCATTCACACCACAAGGCTGGACACCTGAAACATGTGATGCACTAGATCTCCCATGCCACATCAGAAATGCTTTTGGTGTGACATTTTACCCCTCGGTAACATCACAGGAAACACTCTCGAGCACGCTCTCGGCAGATAATCTCAAGTACCGCTTCCCTATCGGCTACATCACTGATTTTGTAACGATTGTCTCCACGAGTACAGAAAGTTCTTTGGTCGTTGTTGACGCCACTCTCCCAAGCGTACTTCCTGGTGGTGGCGCTCATATTCACATAGACCTCGCGCATATTCTTGACCCCGTCCTCAACGCGACGAGCACAATCTTTAACAATGAGAGCGCGCCAAGTACGCAGACATTTTATGAGATAACCTCACACTACTGGAACATCGTGCTGTATCTTGCGGTGGTGTTCTACATCATCGCGCGCATCGTTGGCTCGCATATTGTTCCTGATCTCGGACACATGAACACCGACACGCAAGACATGCGCTCAAAGTCATTCAGTAGTGCGGAAGCAGAACGCTACCGATACAAAGAGTGGCTGTATAAGAACAAAAAACCATGATCACTGATTTTCTCATCAATTTTTTTACGGGTATCGTGAACGGTATTTTATCCGTCGTGCCTAATGTCACCATTGCATCGCTTCCGACAGTGGGACAAACACTTTCGGATACTTTGCTTTCTATGGTAACGACATGGAACGCATTTATGGCGACATTTCCCTACGCGCAGACCGCATGGGATTTATTCCTGTTTGTCGTCATTCCTTTTGAGCTCATCATGCTCGGGCTCAAGTTTATCCTCGGGCACCATGTACCCGCTCATCTCAACTAATATGTATATCGTCGAAGATTTAGAAAATCGTTGCATTGTTGGTTACCCCGTCAAAACACTTGAGGAGGCGCGCGAGCGTGCTCGTACATGCAGGAAAGCAGGGCGCAAAGTCATCATTAAAAAAATACAATAATATGGAACAACAAAATCTTTTTACTCAATTAGAGGAGGTAGGTAGCATAGGGGAAAAAGTGCTTGCGAGCGATTTGTTAGACATATTTTCTGCATCAGAGGGCTCGATCAATATGTATTATGGGCTCATCGGAAATGGTAAGACCTATGCCGCGACTTCGGATATTATTGACCTCTTGAAGCAAGGCAAAGTCATATATGCAAACTGGCACATACTGGTAAATGATTTTGATGACAGAGAGTCATTCTTAATGCTCATTATGAATACGCTTCTTTTTCGCAAAAGATTTTACCGTATCCCTTGTGCTAAAAATCTGCACTACTTCGACACTGACACCGCGAAGCCGTGTCAGTGTGGACAGACACACTCTTTTGATAGCACAGGCGAGCTTGTTGAGTGGCTTTCAGGATTGAACGACTGCCATATATTCTTTGACGAGGGGCAAGATATGTTCGACTCATATGAGGGTACGCGGTTTTCAAAAGCAAAACGCCGACTCATTCTTCACACACGCCACTACCACCGCACGCTCAACATCATTTCACAACGCCCAACCGCGATTCAAGTTTCAGCTCGTGGAAATGTAAACAGATTCTACAAATGCGTGAAGCTCGCTACCCTATTTGGGTGTCCACGCTTCGCGCGCTATGAGTTTCAAGAAATGACAGGCGAAACAGTAGACGAAACGAAAGAGCCAATCAGCGAGAAGCGATACTGGGGCAATTCTGAGGTGTTTTCGGCGTACAATACCGACTATCTTGCGGAGGGTATTGAAAAGAGTCAGCAGGTGTTCTTTGAAGCATACGACCTCACTTTCAAGGACAAAGTACAGGCTCTTAAAAACTTATTTTCTCGCCTTAAGGCGAGAAAATAAGTTTTTAAGCTGTTATTCCATTAGTCTCACGACCAAGCATTTTACTCATCATTTTTATAGCTCCAGCTAGTTCTTCCTCTGTGTAAAAATTTTTACTCTCATCTTTCTTCGGCTCTTCAGAAACTAACCCAATAGTAAACGGATTATCTCCTAAATGATGAATTTGGTGCCTAATATAAACCAAATCATCTTTATCACATGGCTTTTTGCCATCTTCAAAATATTTTCTTTTTTTAAACCCATCCAAATTTTCTCTTAAAAATTCTCTATTTTTTTCTTCCACTAAGCTATATAGAAAAATGAACAGCAACTCATCTTCTATTCCTGAGATTATCTTTTTAGGTAACACTTCTGTAACCTCACTCTCCTTCATAAAGGAAAAAATAGTTTTTTCTAATCCATCAAAATTTTTAAAAACAAAATATGGATCATGGGTTGTTACTATAACTTGATGATTCTCTTGTTCCGCAATCTTTTCTAGTGTTGCGTTAAGTGTTCTTTTAAGTTTAGGGTGCAGATAAATTTCAGGTTCTTCAAAAAGAACTAGTATTGGTTTCTCGGTATGCTTTTTTCTCTCAATTAAAATATCTACATATGCTTTCAAAATAGATGCCACAATTATTCTTTGTGTACCTTGTCCTAACTCGCTAAGCTTTCTTTCTTTTCCATCCTCTTTTCCCGTAATACTCTTAATCAATGCCTGTATAATGGTACTAGAATCAATCTCATCATTGGTCTCTATCTCAAGTTGATGTTTGGTTTTTCCAGAAAAATTTTCAAGGTTTTTATTTGTTCTATCTATTAAATCTTCAATATCTTTGATAATATTTTTTTTATTCTCTAAATTAAACTTAACCTCTAGATTAGAAAATAATTTTGATAAGTTTTCAATTAAACCGCTACTCTTGGTGGAAGTCTTGCATTCATTATCAGATGGGTTGATATTTTCAGCTGCAATGTAAACAATCTCTGGTTCCAATTTTTCCCCATTCTCATCAAGGAATTCGACACCTTTTAGGCCCCACACGGCCCTAATAAAATTAGTTTTCCCAGAATTATTCTCACCAGTAATAACTGTCAATTGCCCTAGTTCTAATTCAAAATTCTTCGGAATAGATTTGCTTTCTTTTGTTATTGTTATCTTTTTTATCAT